ACATAAACCATCCCTTACATATTCTCCATCTTCAAATCTACTTCTAATAATATCTGCTTCTATCTCTTTAATACCTCCTGTTAAGGCATACTTTGTTATAAATACTTTTGCCATAGTTATAATCATTTATAAGGTTAAAGTGAATTAAGAGAGGCAGCGGACACGGGGCGAACCCAATTATAATTGTCCTGATAGTTGTAGTCATACCTACCGTCGAGCCAATCAAGAAGAATATGGGTATCATTATCCATATCTTCCGGATAGAAGAATAAAGCATTGCCATCATGGATAATAACTACACATTGTGCCTGTTCGTTTTCTTCATGCAGTCCCCAAAATTTAGGTTCTACAAAACTCTTGTTGGCGGTAAAGATGAATACACCATTACCTACATTTTCTTTTGTGTAAATTCCTTTGCTCATAATCAATACTTTTTTCCATGTTTGTTTTCTCTCAATTCATTATATCTCATCTTCTGATTGATATGCCATATAAGGTCTATGTCCAAATGTTTAGCAAGCCCGAAAATAGCCAATAGCATGCTGTTTAATTGCCCTCCTAATGGATAGCCGTATTCATACTCATATCTGATGGGAATTGTGGATATAGCGTATACACTTTCTGTAAAGGTCTCATCATTGCAACTTTCCTCTGCCCCGTACAACATTTCTTCCGTAAAGTCCTCAATGTCTATCTTACGCAATCCGCACAAATCAAGCAGGCGTATAGCTGCATCGGCAAGTTCATCGGGAAGTGTATCTTTTACATTCTTTTCAAAGGAACACTTAAATCGCTTTTCTTCTTCCACTAATGCAGGATAGCGATTATAATCCATTTCAAAACGTGATTTACATTTCTTTCCTAATCTTCCCTTTCTATCTGCTTCCACAGCTTCCATAAGCTCGGATATTACAAGGCAAAGACAATGTTCATTACTCAATTCTTCATCATGGAAACCGTGGTCGCAAGCGGTTTTATAGGCGCGGTCGCGCAGTTCATTTAGATTCATCTGTTCTTTCTTTATCAGTTAATATTCCGTTTCTCTTGTCGTAATTACTCATACGGGGGCATTTCCCGTCACACCGCATGTTCACATACATATTACTTGCCATACTCGATATGAATGACTTTTTGTAGCACTGCCCACTGTAGGGGCTGTAATGCTTGCAGTGTTCCTGGTATACTTTTCTATTCATGGTTAATCAACTAATTCAAATTCGTAAACAAATACATAAGGATTGGATTCCCATGTACCTTTGCCGGAGACTTTATCTATGAGGGCGGCAAAGGCTTCACGAGGAGTGCAATAAGGTTGAATATCTCCTTTATTTCGTTACATTTTTCATTGGATATTAGATTTGAATTTATTTATAGTAGTCCTTTTATTAAAAATAGCCATAACAATCAAGGCTAAAGCGACTTTCAATAATTGCTTTTTCCCAACAATTACAACATTACTACGATTTAGCCCGTCATCAGTCGTGATACTGTACCAATTCTTATAAGGTGGCAGTACCTTATAGATATATATTTTCCCAATTACCTTTTTCATACTTATATTTTCAAATTTTGCAATTATACTTTCTCTAAATCTCCCCATAGCTTTTTAGCCAATTCGTAATTCTTTTGTGCTTCATTAACTGCTTTCTTGGCATAAGCGAGAGAATAGGAGTGCTCACGCAGATATTTGCCGGATTTCAATCCCTCATGATATTCTTTCGCTTTCTCTAACTTGTGTTCGTAGAAATCGATACTTTCCGGCATAGAAAGATTGATAGTATTTGCCTTTTCTTCCCAATATTTGGCAATTCTTTCGTGTTCGGCAGCCTTGTCGCTAAATTCAACACTTTTTCCCATATTGTTCCAAGCATCATTAATCGCTTTTCGATGCCGTTTCTCACTATGGTGCCCGACCTTGATTGGCTCTCCAAGAGAAAGAAAATCTTTGTCTTTGTTCGAGCGGTTGAAATATTCGTTACTTTTTTGTCCGGCAGACTGGGCCCAATCATGGCGGCGCTCGGCTCTTTGTTTGGCCCATTCTTGCACATTAAATCCGTCAGCTCTGACGATGGAGTAATAATAAAAGCCTTCACGTTCATAGATGAGATTGAATACAATACATTCATTCTCTTTGCCATATTTGGTTGTAACTTCAATAACTTCTCCTTTTTCGTGTTTTTCACTGCATTTTGCGAGAAAAACATTGGGTACATATTTGCTATACGTATTCATATCAATATAATTATCGGTTAAAAACTTCTTTGTGTACTTGGTTTATAGTGCCATTGATTATCAAAGAACCTTTAGCGGCACGGATTTTATTACCTTTTTCTTGAACTTGATAGCCGGCTTTTTTCAGCCGGTCTATTTTTTGTTGTGGTGTTATTTTAGAAACCTTCATCATCATAATCTGTGCTGAAAATATTAGCTACCATATCAACGATATTCTCTTCTATATCTTCCGTGGAACCGGTAACATCTTTGGCAATGGCTTTCTTATTTTGAATGATACGGTAAACCTTCTCGTCAATGGTACGTCGGCCGAGGAAATAGTAACAGGTTACAGAATCCTTTTGCCCTATACGATGCGCACGGTCTTCGCACTGGCAACAATCGGCATAAGTCCAGGGGAATTCAACAAAGGCAACATTGCTTGATGCAGTTAGGGTCAGTCCGACTCCTGCAGCTTTAATGGAACAGATGATAATATCCGTTTTGGGATTGTTTTGAAAAGAATCCACTGCTCTTTGTTTCTCATCTTGTGAGTCCCTTCCTGTTACAGATACAGCCGTAGGAAAATAGCTTTTCAGTTGATCTACCACTTCGTGAAGTGAGCAAAAGAGGATGATTTTCTTTCCATTCTCACGAAAGTCTTTTACGAACTCAATTACATCACGTACTTTCCCTCTGGCTGATATTTGGCGGAGGATATTAATACGCACCATGACTTCACCTCGTAATGCTTTCTCTATCTTTTCATCATCCGCTTCTTTGTATTTTTGTAGGTACATGATAAGATCACGCTCTGCGTCGATATACTCCTTGCGGTTAGTTATCTCACAAGTATTTACTTGTCGTATTTTATCGGGAAGGTCTGTCAGCACCAATGACTTTTCACGCCGGAACATACATTTAGTCCATAACATATAGTTCAGTTCTTTCAGATTTGATGCTTCATTCTGACCGGAGCAATATCTATTGACGAATGTCTTATATCCTCCAAAATCTTCCATTCTGGAAAGGATAGATAACTGCGGAATTAAATCTTTAGGCTTATTGACAACCGGAGTTCCGGTAAGTTCAATGACCCATTCCTTACCATTGCATATACCTTTACAGAATTTAGCTTGCTGAGTGGATGATGATTTGCAACGGTGGCTTTCATCAATGATTACAGATTTGAAAAGTTGGATGCTGTTTCTGAATTCCACATCTCTTAAAGTCCAACCAGATTCTTTTTTGATACGTTGTACAAAGTATTTTTTAAGCGATTCATAATTAACGATGAATACCTGATACATGCCAGTCTGATAAAAGAAAGTCCATGTATCTCGTACTTTATCCGTCAGTACCATTGCCTTTTTATCTGTGAACTTATGCCATTCTCTTTCCCAATTAACCTTTAAGGCAGAAGGACAAATAACCAAACAAGGAAAGGCATTCCCAAGATTAATGGTTGCAATGCTTTGCAGTGTCTTTCCAAGGCCCGGCTCGTCGCAATTCATGAATCGTTTGAGCTGTAATCCTCTTGCAATTCCTTTTAATTGATAGGGATATGGGTTTACTTTTAGTAAGTGGGGAATATCAAGCTCCGGCAGCTCCGGTATATTGTATGCAACTTCTTCCTCTTCTTCTTGTTTCTGTTGTCCTGTAACCCATTGGATATTTTCAAATGGTCTGATTTGATAGACCATTTTTTCAAGTTCGACACGACTGGAAACAGGAATAAGCCATTTCTTTCTGCTTCCGTCATATCTCTTGCCTGTGATTTGACGTATTCTGTCAACAATAGTGGGCTTGTACTTGAAAGTAACTTCAAAAACGTTTCCTTTTAATTCTATAATCATGACTTGTAATTTAGAGTTTTATGGGGCTGACAAAAATCAGCCCCGAATTTGATTAAGCGGCAGGAGCTATAGTTTTGGTCTTTCTGCCTTTTCTTTTAGGCTTTTCTTCTTCTGCAGGAAGTTCTTCTGCATCGGTAACAGCTTCATCGGGGATATCGCTATCAAAGTCTAACCGCTCTTGCTTAATGCCCCATTTCTCTTCAAAGAGATATGCTTCCACTTCCGCATCGCAAGCTGCTGCATCTATTTGTAGTTCTTCTGAAAATTTATATTCTTCGTCTCCGAATGGAGTAAAGATTTTCAAATCCACAATTTTACCGGATTGTAGTAATTTGCCTCCCATTATGGTTATACCCGGTACTCCATCGTTGCTATCATTGGCATATCCGGTAATGAAGTAGTTATTCAGAGTTTCAACAAAGCCCGGTGATGTAAAACTTGACTTGTAGATTTTCTCCGCTTCGGGTTGCTCGCATAATACCACAAGATGCAGTTTCAAGTGATTAAAAATCTCCTTCAGTTCGGAATGTACGATTTGGTCGCAATTCTTGGTAACCTTGTTTGTGTAGTTGGCTTCTGTGAATCGCTCGTTGTACACAACATTTAATCTGTCTTTTTTAATGACAGCCTGCTTGATGTCAATTTTTGCAGTTTCCATTGTTCTCTTTTTTAGGCTCATCCTTTGATGTAAGAATAAGCATGTTAATAAATAGATATATGATTATACCGGCTCCCATGATGAATGGGAATCCAGTAATGTTTTCGTCTAATCCCATTAGGATAATGGCTATAAAAAGCCAAAGCAAGTATTTGGGTGCTTCTTGGTCGTTTAGCATTTTTGTCTGTTGTTATTGTTGTACATACCAGCCATTTTCATTTCTTCTTTGGCTTTGCTTATTATTGTTACGCACCATGATAGCTGATGTGTTGCGGTTCGATTGCACCGTTCACACCAATCGACCAAATATCGTTCTTCCCTGCAAAGGGAGTTTACTAAAGCGTTTATTGCCGTAGCTGTAGCCTTGGCATTTTTGGCTGTTTCGGCAAGTGTTTTCATTGTTTCGGAATTCATGGCTTCGTTAAGCCAATATTTAGCATCAGCTAATAACTTGCCTGAACGGGCGACATATACAGCCAAGTCATTTCCGCGCAATACGGCTTCTTCTGCATTTTCGCTCATTGTTATATTGAGGAATGAGTCAATATCTGTAAGTTCCTTGCAGATTTGTTCTTTGGGTGTGATAAGTATGTTCATATCGTTTTCGATTAAAATATATCAAGAAAAGAGCATCCACCATTTAAAAGCCAATTCATCATATTTCTCTTTTCCACGTTTATAGGTATCATCGTCGCGTCTAATGAATGCTTTGAATATTTTCAGGTTCTTCTTGCTGATGGCATAGATAAAGTCCTGTTGGCTTCCTGCTATATCCATATACCATGCTCTGGAACGGTCCCAATCAAAAAAATCTATAGCTTCATTGAACTGGTTTTGTGATTCTGCAAAAGTGGTCTTTAAATCTCCACCAAATCCAAAACTAGGTAACCACCAATCCCATTTACATCGGGTATCAAGAGTGTACTCGAAGTTTCCGTAGAGAAACCTCTGGGATTTGTTTACCATGAATTTCTGGGTATCGGAGTTGGAAAGAACGGCTCTAAGGAACTCGTCTTTTCTTGCCTCTTTTCTTAAAGCTTCCCTCATGGCAAGGCCTAACTCGAAATCTTCCCGTGAATAGGTTACATCATCCACCATGCGCTTACTATAATGTACCCGTTCGTTTTCGGTAATAAGTGCATCTACCAATGTCCCAAACTTGAAGGCTTTTTCTTTATCCCCATACTGGGTACGGGGATAAAGATAGTTTTTGAGTTCTGTCAGATCGGAGTTGCTGACTTCTGTACGCAAGTAATATGAATCCGGATTTGCCATTACTTTCCTGCTTTAACTTCTTCTTCGTATCGGATATATTTTGATTTGATTTTCATTTCATCATCGCTGTTGGCTTTCTTTTCGCAGAAGGAAATCATCTTTTTGTGGATTTTTTCAAGTTCTTCTATTGTTAGATTCTGACCTTCATTTATCCACCACATCTGATATATTTCCAAGAAGCCGGCAGGGTGTAGTATTTTAATCCTTTCAGTCACTTTGGCTTTGCTGGTTCTTGTTGTAACAGAAGCGGCAGCCGTTGCAAACAGACTATTCATTTGTGCGGATTGTATAGAAGACTCCGCTTTTTGTTGCTGCTCATGTTCTTTTTGCTGTATTTCAAGTTCACGTTGTTTTCGCTCCTCTTCTTCCCGTTGTTTCCTTTCGGTTTCCGCTTTGGCAGCAGCTTCAGCATCTTTCTTACGCAATTCTTCTTCCTCAATAAGTTCTTGCTTTTTGGAGGAAAGACGGTCGATAAATGACTGACGTAAATCCTCCATGTCAAACTTATACTGTTGAGAGAAAGCGGAATATTTATTGCTTAGAATTTCAGCCTTGATATTCGCTTTGGTTTGTGCGTCCAGATAATAAGTTGTGATGTCTTGATTGAAAGTGTCGAAGTGCTCACGAGGGTACAGAGTTGACCAACCTCTAATACTCTTTTCTTTCAGTTCAAATGTAGCCAGTGTAATGCTTTCCCAAATATGGCTCAGATTCTTCTGTTGTTCGGCAAAATAGGAACTCATGTGCGTATTGATAGCTTGTTCAATAGCAAACCGATACGTTCCTTTTTCCTTTTCGATATTGGCTTGTCGTTGCATCTCCTGCTGCTTCCTTCTTTCTTCTTCACGCTTCAGTGCTGCATATCTGTCACGTTCTGCAGCTATTTTGCCCGGAATAGTTGATTTGTCTTTTGGATCAATAGCTTTTTCATCTGTCGTGAAAATGGACCGGATACGGTCGAATAGTTGGGTAACAGGCGCACGACGGCTTTTCATGTTGGTAATTGTAACATTGACTTTCTTCAGATACTCCGCAGCTTTGGCATCCAGTTCATCAGTCATACCTTCTCCTTGAATCGTATCTAAGATTGCCTGTCCCGCTGAATTACAGTTGGCTATTGATTTTTGGTTCTTGCCTAAGGCGTCAGGGGCACTTTTCATTAAAGAGGTAAACTCTTCTACTTTTATTAATTCTGTTGACATAGCTTTAAGTATTAATGGTTAGAATCCTTCTTCTTCATCTGCTTTGCTGACATTTACAGATACCGGTTCCGGTGCGGTGAGTTGTTTTTCTTCACCGAAAGGAATGTTTGGGTCTTCCTGTGCAATATTGGCATCTTCCACAATTCCATAATCGATGATTTCTTCTTCCTCCTGGTCGGTTGCCATAATGGTATATTTTCCGGTACGTACTTTAGGGTATGCGTCGAAGGCGTGTTTAATCATTTTGTTTTCAAGGAAACCGGGGTCAATACCGCCATTATTGGAAGTGTATAAAGCATTGGCATTACCAAGCTCTCTCCGTCTGGTTTGCTCATTCCATTTGGAATTTGCTTTTTCGCTATAATGCTTCAAGCGTTCAATATCCCCTTGCATAAGCCATTGATAATCCACTGAATTATCATTGCGTACAATGCGTATGAATGCTGCAATAACCTTGGTTGATGTGCGGGGGCATTGTGCTTCATACTCGATGTTTTTTACTCCATTGACTAAAGATGCCTTGAAATGGTCTCCCTCATAAACGACGACGGGGTTGTCAGCATATTTAATTTGGCCGGCACGCATACGCATGGTAAGTTCACCGTAGCCGGTAACCGAAACGTATGCACGTTTTTCGTAGACATCGTTCCCATGTTCGTTTTTGTATCCGGTTTTGCAGTTGCGACTCAGAATATAGCAGAGCGGATGTCCTGTCTGGTCTAATGTTAGTCCATTGACTGCGATATCAAGGAAACAGCCATAAAGGGACATTTTGCTTGAAGTGGCTACATCGGGGTTATCCCGAAGTAATTTTTGAAAGTTGAATACTTCTTTGTGGTACATCTGCTCACCCTTATCCGTACCCCAAATTGCATTGTACATTTGAATAAACTTTGCTTGTACACCTTCATTTTCGACAATTTTCGTTGCTGGAAGCGCATCTAGCTCTTCCATCTTAACTTGAATAATACTGCTCATAATGAGAATCTTAGTTGTTAATATTAAAATCTGCTTTGTCTAACCGTACCCAGACAGCTTTGCCGGGACTATTAAACGATTGTTCTAAATCGACATCAACAAGCACCTGATTATAGCATTCCAATTTGCGTATGACCACTCCGGTAATGATAGCGTAGTCCACATCATCTCCGTAATGTCCGCACCGGAAAAAGAATCCGGCTGAAATGTTCTGCCCTATTTGTATATCTTTTGCAGTCATGGTACTTGCATTAATACTTTGATTATGTTGGCCGGTACTTTGTTATGAATATCCATCATGGCACTTGCTGTTTCCAGTTCGGACATTTTCACATAATACTTGCCGCGTTCCTTGTTCTTTGCAGGATAAAACTTTATCCATTCCTTACTACGCCATTCTGTAATGAGACGACGTCCGTATATCTTTTCTGCTTGGGAGATTGTTACCACCTCCGGCAGTAGCCCTAATGCTTTAAGCGTCTGAATCGTTCCGATTTTTATGCCGCTTGCTACAATTCTTTCTAAATATCTTTCTCCCATTTTAGCTGTTTCTTTGGTTGGTTAATTATTGGTTACGAGCTTTCTTCACTATCTGAAACACATTGCAACTCTATGCTATGCTGCCTGTTTATAATTAGGTTGAGATATTTCTTCTGTCTTGTATCTTTGTGTTCTTCCTCTTCTTGTTCGGTAGTAATAATCGTGATGATTATCTACTGAAAATTGGAATATTACTATTCCCAAGAAGCAAAGAGCTATAATCGTTTTTTGTAGCTGTTGAAAATCTATGTTTAGAGTAAATACTCTATTGGCCCACCATGACCCCAGTTCATTTAATTTGCTGGTTCCGGTCTTTTTGTATGCTTTGTCGAGCAATACGTTAATAGTTCCGTAAGCTACGTGAAGCCTGTCTGCCATTTCTTTCTTTGCGAGTCCGCAAAAGGCAAGTCCGGCGATCTGATTTTCACGCTTGGTTAATTCATTGTTCGCTTGTAGTTCCATTTTGCAATGTTTCTAATTCGGCTGCCGCTTTAGAAACTCCTTTTGAGGCTTCCAAGGCTTCTTTAGCCATTCTGGTTGCTATTGTGAGAACTTTAGCCTTATAAGCTGAACGGGCAGATGCGGGCTTGTTGTTAAGGATATTATGTACTGTGCCTTTTGAACATCCTGCTTCTTTTGCAATGCTCCCCTCATAGCCATAAGGGAGATTGGATTTAATAATTTCTAATTGATTTTCCATATACCTGATATTATTGTCTGAGTTCCCGGCAAGGCGGTCAAGCCCGGCCGGGATTGATTATCTATTTTTGTTTTTTCTTTTCGTGTTCCAAACAAGCCCTTCCATTTGCGAGCCATTTTTCGGAACCTCTTTTAGCGCAAAGACCAATAGCTTTATTTTCAGTGCTGCGACTAAAGTATTTGCACGTGGCACATCTTGAATATCCCATGATTATTACTTGCTTAAAATATTATCCAACAACTTCTTATCATCATCCCAGAGGTTATAACCCTTAGCAATCTTTCTTCTGAGGTACTCACGTTCGCCAATCATAGCGATTGCCATTTCTCTCAAATCGCTTGCATTACATTTTTCTGCTTGATCTATCAAAAGGTTAGAAAGGCATTTACGCTCTTCGTATAGTTCACGTATTAATACGGTCTTCCGTTCTATCTCTTTAAGTGCGGTTGGATTTTCAATCCACAGCTTACAAAAAAGGTCTTTATCAAGGTCTGTATTCATATAGCATTCTTCTACTTCTGAATAATTACCTACGAACTTTTCACCGATTCTATCTTCGAATTCTTTCTGTGTCATATCTTGTCTTTTTTAGAGTGAATAATCTATTTTGCTGTTTTTATTCCAACTTTATTTTGCTGTTATTGCACTTTTGCACTAACTTTATGGTGCAAATTAAATGTTTTCTTGAAATATAAACAAGAAAAACTTGAAATATTTTTCAAGAAAATAATGAATATGATTAAATAAAAACTTTAGATATATGAAAATTGGGTTGGTAATCAAAGAGTTAATGCTTAAACAAAATATTGAAGTTGCAGATTTGGCAAAACGATTGGGTAAGACAAAACAAGCTGTATACGATATGCTTGATAAAGAAGATGTTAACACCTCATTGCTTCGTGAGCTTGCTGCTATTTTTAATGTTCCAATAACTATTTTCTTTGATAATTCAGTAAATAACAATCAATCTAATACAGGAAATAATAGTATCGTTTTAGGTCAGAATAATAATGTGGATTCTTTAAACTTGGGTTATAAAGAAAAACTTGAAAGTGCATTGGTTGAGATAAAGCATTTGAAAGAAGTTATCGATGCGAAAGATAAACTTCTTCAAGAGAAAGAGAGATTGATTAATGTATTAATGAATAAATAATGATTTAAAGTTATGGAAATTATTGGAGTTATATCTTTGTTGGCTGGTATTATCCAGTTGGTAATATTGATTATAATTATTGTCAAGTTTTTGCTTTTAGTCAAAGATGTTAATGAGATAAAAGAAAAAATGACAATACCGTCTTGTGATTTTAAGACTGAATTTTATAAATGGTATTCATGTGGAAATGTAGAAAAAGCAAAAGAGGTTCTTGTTAATGAGATAGGAAAATCCTACGAATTTGAACAGCTTGTTGCTGGTGGTAATCCAAAATACATGGATGACATGAAAGAACAATTAAAAAAGAAATATCAGACAGAGATAGCTCTTTCGGGTATTGAGTTAAACTTGAATTGCTTAACCAAATAAACTGGGTACTGAAATATCTTAATTAATATGGAACAAGATATACGTTGGCTTCAAAGATACGACAGCTTTCATCGCGCTAATAAGCGCATTCAGGATATAACAGAATCTGATAAGAAAGCGGATGATTTGTCTGAACTGGAAATGGAAGGGTTGATACAGCGGTTTGAATATACTTTCGAACTTGGCTGGAAGGTTCTTCAAGACTTATTAAAGTACAAAGGCTATGAATTTGTGCAAGGTCCGAACGGTACGCTTCAGAAGGCTTTCGAGGATGGCTTGATTGCCGACCACGACGGTTGGCGTAGAATGGCGAAAGCCAGAGTAACCACTTCACACACTTACAATGAAGGTGATGCCATTGAAATCGTCCGTAATATATATGATGAGTATTCCCATTTGTTGCAGCGATTGGATGATAAACTCAATGAAGAAAAGTTACGGCTTGAAATGAATACATTGTTTTGA